TTCTAAAGTAACAATATCTTGGAAAAAGACTGTGCGAGTGAATGTGGTAGCATTATCAGTAGTGGACAATACTCCGGAAAGGAAAGGATAAGGTTTAGCTAAAAAATCTTGGATAGTTTCTGCTTTACCTGTGTCACCTGACGATCGGAGCGCAGGATTGAAGTTGGTTCGCATGGACATGGAAGAGATTTGAACATTAGCGTCATCGGTGAAGTTGGTGGTAGCATTCCCGCTACCCGGGGAATCAGACAGAACATCTGAGACAAAAAGGGGGTTATCTAGAACTAGATCTTGATTAGTATTTGAATTTGAAGCAAGTCGGTTATGTGACGAACAGCTCGACTTAAAGCTGAGCGACTTAATCGGCCCTTGGATTTGGGTTTCCTGCATCCATAGGTAAATACCTAACAGGATTAAATGTATAACGCTACAATTGCTATTTGGGCCAATAACATATTTACGCATGATGATCGAATATACAAGTTTTTGCACTTTTATAAGTACGTGCGAACTTAATTTGCGTGTTTTACGTCGCGCCCGACGGGGTTATTTAACACCACTCCGTCAGACCTTCAACGACTCTCAATAAAGCGAGTCGATTAGTGATCTTAGGAGCTTTTCCACAATAATCGTGGTAAGCGGAAATAATTTTGGGAGCCCATTCGTCAAACACTTCAGGAGGATGAAGAGCAAGTTCACGAAGGGTATTGTTGACATTATCATCAACTATAGTTTCGGGATTAGAACAATCGCGGGTCCAGAATGCCATTTCAAGAACGGTATCAAGCGCGAGGGGCGCAGCCATTCTATCATAAACAGGTTCATATCGCCATTGTCGCTTCAAAAAATTGACAGCGCTTAATGGTCGCATAACTGCAGAAACAGCACCTTTAGTTTCAGAAGTATAAACCAAACCAAGATCAACAAGATGGAGTTCCATCTGTTTCTCGTTGAAGTAAGGGAAACCTTCATTAGAAACACTAAAAACGTTATCATCACCTAGGGTCAGGTAATAAACGTGTTGAGTAAAAGTACGTAAATGAGCAAGTGAAAAGTCATGGGTTTTGTACCAGACGTATCTCGGCAATATGATTATAGTGGTTATTGATAACTGTTGTTAAAGGATTTCAACTCGGGAGACTTGAAAACCATTCGTAAACAGAATTTCCAACAATATGACGAGAATTAACGACTTCGAGCCAGAGAACTGAACGAACGCGAGAGTTTT